CACCAACTTCGCCAATCGCAGGTCACGGATTCGATTCTACAGGTGAACTTGGTGTTTCTCGTGTCATGGTTTCAGTGGATTTCACTGGTTCGGAAGATGGTATAATCCCAACCGATATCGACTTCCACCAACTGGGTCTCGTTATCAATGCTGTGTCTCTACAGAGTTCTCCATATCCAGCAACTAGTGCCATTTACAAAACATCTACCGATCTAATCGTTGCACCAGGTTTCGGTGTTTATGTTCAAGATGAGGTTGTATATCAAGGCGCTTCTCTGGAAACAGCAACATTTTCTGCTAGAGTTTTAAGTTTTGATACCTCAGGAAACGTCCTGAAGTTGATAAATATAACTGGTACTCCGACAACAAACGCACCTGTTTTCGGTACAGTCTCAAAGACAGCGAGAACGTTGTTGAATTATAGTGTTCCTGACTTCCAGATATTCTCAGGATACATCACATACATAGAAAATAGAAGTGCTGTGCAAAGAAGTGATGACGGCACCGAACAGTTTAAATTTGTACTAGGTTACTAAAGGAATAAAATGTCTCTGAATTTTAATGTTGATCCATATTACGACGATTTTGATCAAACAAAGAACTTCCACCGTATTCTTTTCAAACCTGGTTATGCTGTTCAGGCAAGAGAACTGACACAAGCACAAACGATTCTACAAGATCAGATCACAAAGTTCGCTGACAACATTTTTAAAGAGAACTCACCTGTTACTGGTGGTCAAGTCACAACAAACTTTGATTGCTTCTATGTGAAGTTACAAGAGACATATAATAACTCCACTGTTGATGTTACTCAATTCGAAAACCTATTGGTGCAAAATGCTACAGGAACAGTTTTAGCAAGAGTTATTGCTGTTGCGCCTTCTACAGGTACAGGTGGTACTGGTGATCCTGCAACACTGATTCTATCTTACAAATCTGGTGGTAGATTTGGTGACAACGATGTTATCTATGATACCCAATCCAATCTTGCAGCGCAAGCCATTGCTGTTGATTCAACCGGACAATCTTCTGTTGCTTCGATTGCTCAAGGTGTTTTCTATGTACTAGGTAACTTTGTACAGATATCACCATCAACAACAATTCTAGATAAGTATGACAACACACCAAATATGCGTGTTGGTCTAACAATTTCCGAATCTATCCAAGATTACATTGACGATTCATCGTTACTCGATCCTGCTGTTGGTGCATCAAACTACCAAGCACCAGGTGCAGACAGATATGTTATTGAACTAACACTATCAACTCGTCCATTACAATTTGGTGATGACGATGACTTCATTGAATTAATCAGAATCAATAATGGTAGTGTTGCTAAAATGGTAGATGGTTCGGTCTATAATGTGATCGATGACTATTTTGCTAAACGTGATTTTGAAACCAATGGTGACTATGTTGTTAATGACTTTAAGTTAACACCAAAAACAAACGAAGATGCAAGCAAATACACCATGAGTATTGGTAAAGGTCTTGCATATGTTCATGGTTATCGTTTAGAAAACCAAACCCCTATTGATGTTGTTTCCAATCGTGCAAGAACAACACAATCACAGAACAATAATGCCATTTTCATGGACTATGGTTCATACTTCTATGTTGATAATGTTCGTGGTAACACATCTTTCTTTGATGTTACTACTACACAACAAGTAGATTTACACTGTATTGACAGAGCAAACGTTGTAACAACTAATGCAACAACATATAACTCAACACTGATTGGTACAGGTTATATCCGTGGTCTAACATTCCAAAGTAGCACATCAGACACACAATCAAACACATATATCTACAAAGCATTCGTGAATGATATTAACGCTGTTGCTCTAACAGGTACCGCAGTTGCAGCAACATCAGATACTATTACACTAACATCAACCGCATCTTCGGTTAATAGTGCTTATATTGGTGTTAATATTTCCATCACCTCTGGTACAGATGCTAACGACTTCAGAACAATCACTGCCTACAATGGTGTAACAAAGGTTGCAACTGTTAATACACCTTGGTCAATCACACCAGACACTACTTCCGTTTATGCACTAAACTTTGGCATCAAAGATACGGAAGTTGTTGTAGCTACAAACAAAGCAACAACACCATATGTTCTGACTTCTTCAGCTAAGATCAACAACTCTAGTAAAGTTAATAACTTACCAAGCGGCGACACCATTCTTCAAAACCCTAATGTATCTGAAATGTTGTTCAGAATTGGCAACCCATTTGTTTCCAACTTAACAGATACATCATACACATCTCAACAGGTTTGGAGAAACGTATCATTCCTGAATACTGGTAGTGGTGTTTCTGCTGCTTTGAGTTATGAAGCAGGCAGTCTAGAAACATCTCTGCGTCACTTGGGTGAAGGAAGTACAACACTAAGTTCTGAAATTGTTAAACAAAATTTCACAATCGTTGTTACAGATAAAGGTTCAAATACCACATTAAATGTTGGTGATATTGTTCCTTGGACAACTGCACCATCAAGATATGTTGAACTAGACAGTGATGCTTCCATTGCAACATTAACTGCAACAGATTTACTTCCATTCACTGCAACCATCGTAGAGAAGGTTCAAGTTGTTAATGGTGATTCTAGCTACATCACCAAATTGAAGAACTTAATCACTGCAAACACAACGACAGTTAACATCAGTGGCACAACAGTAAACACCTATACATTTGTCGATGACACAGCTTTAACTTCTTCTGGCCAAGTTTACATCCAAAATGCAGGTCTTGTAACTCCAGGAAACAAGCAAAGTTTATACCTGTCTGATGTTAAATCTATTTACAAAGTAATAGATACAAAGGCACCAGGAACAACACCAACGTTGGCAATGTTAACCAACCCCTCGTATGATGTTACATACAATTACATCTTCGATAATGGTCAAAGAGATTCATACTACGACCACGCTTCATTAACACTGAAACCGGGTGCACCACAACCAACAGGTAACCTTTGGGTGTTACTGAACTACTACCAACACGCTGCTGGTGATGGTTTCTTCAGCATCAAATCATATCTAGATTCATCTAAAGCAGAACAATATGAACAGATCCCAACTTACATCAGTAAGAATGGTATGGCATATTCTCTGCGTGATTGCTTAGACTTCCGTCCATCGAGAAGAAATGCTCAAGCAAGTTTCATTTACCACTATGGTAATTCGGGTGATGCTGTTCGTTACGGTAACTATATGCCAATCGACCTGTCGATATTCACTGGCGATTACTCGTACTACCTTGGTCGTAAAGATAAACTTGTTCTAAGCAAAGACAGAAGCTTCCAAATTATCGAAGGTTCACCTTCACTAACACCTATGTTCCCAACAGAACCAGATGGTTCATTGGTGATTGCAAACCTGACTCACAATCCATACACAGGTTATATTCCAACAGAAGCACCAAATGGTGTTGTTTCTGATCTGTCTGTTGAGAAGGTTAAACATAAGCGTTACACCATGCAAGACATTGCTGGTCTGGAAAACAGAATTAACAACGTAGAATACTACACATCATTGAATCTGTTAGAACAGAAAGCACAATCTCTACAGATTCAAGATGCTTATGGTCTGAATAGATTTAAGAATGGTATTCTGGTTGATGACTTCTCCAGTTTCTCTACTGCTGATACTGTAAACAACGATTACAGAGCAACAATCAATCGCCGTGAAAGAAGAATGACTGCGACCCAGGAAGTTAAAAACTTCCCATTGAAGTCAGTCGATCAACTGAATTCACGTTCTAAACTTTCTGCTGCCGTTAAGAGTGGTCTAAGCTACTCGGTCAATGAAGATGGTTTTATTAACTACTATTCATTACCATACACTTCTGCTAATGCCATCTCTCAGAAACTAGCATCAAGAACTGTTAATGTTAACCCATTCTCGTTCTCTGTTCGTGATGGTGTTGTTGCACTATCACCAAACGTTGATAACTGGGTTGATACAAACTACTCACCTGCACTGCTGATTACTGATCCTGGTTTACAAGTATTCCAAGCAAACTCAGCAGCGATTAACGTACTGTCTGCTGGTGACTGGCAAGCAATTTCTGGTACATCATACACAACATCACAGAATGTAGTTGGTCACGGTGAACGTTGGAGTCCATTTGGTAACATTGGTTACACACAGACAACCACATACACTTCAACAACACTACAACAAAACAATATTCTTGGTCCTTACACCAACATTGGTAACACATATGCTCTGAACAACGGTTATATTACTGATATCAGTGTTCTGCCATATATCAGAACACAACAGATTGTTGTTCGTGCTAAGAATATGTTGTTTAACACCAGTGGTTTACATTCGTTCTTTGATGGTATCAATGTTGACACATATGTTAGAAAGACCAATGTAATTGAGTTGACTGCTGTTAGTGGTGAATTTAAAGAAGATGATGTTGTTGGTTACTATACTGGTGGTGTGTTTACTCCAACTGCTAGAGTTGTTGGTGTTTACAAGTACCCAGGAACAACAAGTGTAAGACTGTATGTGGCTGCTGATCCAACCACAACAACATATAGTACAACTGGTATTCTACAAAACGGTTTCTACAATACATCAGGTTTGTACACCACAACAACTGCAAACGGAACAGTTTCTTCAACCAAACATTATGGTGGTAGAATCGTTAATGCAAACACCACAACAAAGATTACATTATCACCACTAGCATCTTCAACTGAAGATTACTACACAGGCAACACAATGTATATCTGTGCTGGTACGGGTGTTGGTCAGTCAGCAACAATCTCGAAATACTTTGGTGCTAATACAACTGTTCTGTTATCAACTGGTGTAACATCATCGAACGGGGATATCTACTCAATCGGCACATTCAACACCAACGAATCCGGTGCTTTCTATGGTATCTTCAACTTACCAGAAAATACTTTCCACACAGGACAGAGAGTGTTCAGAGTTGACAACCGAGTTGGTGGTAACCTTGGTTCAGAAACAACTTATGCAGAAGGCACATTCTACTCTGAAGGCCTGCAAACAACTGCACAACAAATTGACTTCAGTGCTTCACCTGCTGGTGCCAAGGGTACATTCACTCAAACCAACCAAGCAAATACATCCTCGATTGCTGTAACTTACAGTCCATGGGATCCAGTTGCACAGACTTTCATTGTTTCTAAAGACAATTATCCTAATGGTCTGTTCTTAGAATCAGTTAAACTGTTCTTTGCTTCTAAGCCAACTGTGGACAATTCACCAATCACACTGTCGATTGTTGGTACACTGAATGGTTATCCTAATGGTGAAACTTTAGATCACTCTATCGTTACATTATCACCAGAACAGGTTGTAACATCACAGTCACCACAGTTCTTAGATTCGACTGCACTGACAACGTTCAAGTTCAATGCACCAGTTTACATCCAACCTGGTGTACTGTATTCGTTCATTGTTAAGTCTAATTCAAATCAGTACACATTGTGGACAGCATCTAATGGTGATACTGCACTGGCATCTTCATGTAAGAACCTGCCAACAGACGCAACACCATCAACAATCACTAAGATTGGTTCGGCGCCATATGTTGGTGCACTGTTCTTATCACAGAACTCACAGACATGGACTGCCGATCAGAACCAAAGTCTGATGTTCGTGATTGATCGTTGTGTGTTTGATACTTCAACATCAAGAACAATCCCTTATGTTGTTCCTCAACTGTTACCACAAAGAACACTTGTTGATCAGAGTTTGGATTACTATAGAGATGCAGCTAACACAATAGATCCAACACTGAATCTAACATCCAATACCAACATACTGGTTGATGCATTTAACATCACAACAACCGACTTTACACCAACAACAACAAACATTGGTTATGCTTACAATGCTACATTAGCATCAACCAACATTTCTGCTGGTGTTCAGAACATTATTCCAGGCAAGTTTGGTACAACAACACCAGATAACATCTACCTAGATGACGGTAAAGGTGAGAGAATTCTTATCGCTAATTCGAATTCTTCGTTTGCACTGTACACAACACTATCATCGACAGATGATGCAGTAAGTCCTATCATCTCTGATGCTGGTCTGACTGCGTACACGATCAAGTGGAACATTAACAACTGCGAACTGTCTAACAGTGTAATTACTGTTGCTAACGGTGGTTCAGGTTACAATGTTGCTTGTACGACTGTAACTGTGTCTGCACCAACTGGCGCTTCGGCAAGTCAGGCATACGCAACCGCAAACATTGTTGGTGGTGTGATTAAGTCTGTGACATTGACAAGTGTTGGTTCTGGTTATATTCAAACACCAACCATCTCCGTTGTTGATGCTAACTCGACACCTGGTACTGGTGCTTCAATCATCGTAACTGGTGAAACATCACCAAATGGTGGTAATGCTCAGTCCAAGTACATCACTAAGAAGGTTGTACTGGATAATGCACTAGAATCTGGTGATCTGAATGTTTACCTGAGTGCTTATAGACCTATCAAGACAGATATCAACGTGTACTACAAGATTCTAAATAAATCCGATACACAGAAATTTGAAGATAGTTCATGGCAGTTGATGACCAAGATAAACAACTCTGGTTCACTATACTCACAGACAAGAAGTGATGTTGTCGAATATACATTTGCACCAGGTACAAATGGAACAAGTCAAGGATTTGTAACATACACAAGTACAAACGGTCAAACATATACAACGTTCAATCAATTTGCAATTAAGATTGTTCTAACAACTACCGATCCTACTTCGGTTCCATTTGTTAACGATCTGAGAGCAATTGCGCTTCCACCTAACACAAATACCATATTCTAATCATGGCACTAGTTAAGATTCCAGGCACAACCTATGTTCGGGATACCGAAAGTATGGCATTGTTGAACAACGATGTGTCTGGACTCGAAGAATATAAAATGAAACGCCGTATGTTAGAGACCCAAAAACATGAAATAAATAATGTTAAATCTGAAATTGATAGTATCAAAAATGATATGGCAGAAATCAAACAACTGATGATCAAACTCCTAGAAGGTACAAATGGCTAATACAGTTTCCCTCCTTAGTTACGCAAACACCTTTGGTGATTGGTTTGTAGCAACAAATGCTCTAGCAAAAGAGAACAATGATTTTGCTGCAAACAACTATGTTAAACCGGCGGGTACACTATACCTCAATGCACCTACTCTGGGTTTGCAAGTTGCTAACAACGCTATTGTTGCTGGTCAATTACAGGTACAAGGTATCGGTTCTTCTGCATACATCCAAAACAACTTAACTGTTGATACACAAGTTTACTTTTCGAATACAGTCCTTGGTCTAACTAACTCAGGTCAAGCAAACATTGGTGGTCCACTTCTAGCATTAGCATCTGGTACTGGTCTTGCGGTTTCAAATAATGCTACTGTTGGTGGTTCACTATCGGTTGCAAACACACTATCTGTAACTAGACAAACGACATTATCCAACACACTGACTGTTGCAAAAGAAGCAACATTCTCTGCTAATGTGGATATTCCAAATTCTTTCCTTAATGCTCGTTACATTAATGGTGAATCATCGGTTAATACTGCTGCACTGAATGTAACTGGTGGCGGTATCATTGGCAACAATCTTTTAATTGGCAACAACCTTTCTGTTGGTGGACAATTAAGTGTTACTGGAAACTTCCTGATTGTTGGTACAACTGTTTACAGTACAAACACATTCACACTAAACGCAAACAATACTATCGGTTCAACCAGTGCATTAAGTGTAAACCGTGGTGTTAGTGGCGCTAATGCTGCAATTCGTTGGAACGAACCAAGTAAATATTGGGATATTCGTGACGTTGATAATCCAACATCATACTCTAAGATTCTTACTGCCAATCTAATTAGCAACTCGTTAACTTCTACGAGTGCAGACACATTAGCAAGTTCAAATGCAGCCAACAATCTGAATACACAGATTGCAACCACAAATACATGGACACAACTATTTGTTAATACAAATTTAACATCTAATGTCAACGTATTAACAAGTTGGGTAAATGCAGCCAACACAAATGCCGCAAACGCATCATACTTATCAACAGGAAATGTTCCTTTAGCAAGAGTCACAGGACTTTACACAGGTATTACCGGTGTAGGAACACTGACTAATGGTACATGGACTGCCAACACGGTTGCGTATCAATTTGGTGGTACAGGTACAAATGCAATCCCAACACCAGGTGCAGTTCCGTACGGTACAGGTACAGCACTCGCTTATACAACAGCAGGAACATCAGGTCAGGTTCTAACCTCTGGTGGTGCTGGTGCAGCAACTTGGACAACCGCAACAGCATTGAACACGACAGGTGCTATTGTTCAACGTGACAGTTCAGGTAACTTTGTTGCAGGAACAATTCAAGCAAACTTAAATGGTAATGCAACATCAGCAAACAAAGTAAACACAGTACATTATCCTGGAACATACTTGACCGGAACAGGTTATGATGGTTCAGTTCAACAAACTTGGGCGGTTGATGCTACAACCACAAATTCAGCAAGTAAAGTTGTAGCCAGAGATGCCAGTGGTAACTTCGCTGCAGGTACAATTACAGCAAGTTTAATAGGTAATGTAACAGGTACAGCAACTAGAGTTAGTAACGTATTAACACCTAGTACTTACATTGTCGGTAGTGCATTTGATGGTTCTGGTGCTCAGACATGGTCTGTTGATGCAACAACAACTAACACAGCAAGTAAGGTTGTTGCTCGTGATGGTTCAGGCAACTTTAGTGCAGGTACAATAACCGCAAACCTTTCAGGTAATGTGACCGGTACAACAGGTTCATTTAGTGGTGCTGTAAATATTGATAACTACAGACTGGTTAGGTATGATGGATTATGTACTATAACCAACCCAGTTAATACTAATGGTGTTCGATTTGTTAACCAAGCTTTCAATGCTCAAATTTTCTCCTGTGATAATGCAGGTAATGTAACAGCAGCATCAAACATCACGGCTTATTCCGATGAAAGACTGAAATCTAATATCAAGACCATCGAAAATGCATTAGACAAAACATGTCAACTTCGTGGTGTAACATTCGAAAAAGATGGTGTTGATGGTATAGGTGTTATCGCTCAAGAAATACAAAAAGTTTTACCAGAAGTTGTTATGGAAAATAACGATGAAAACAAAACACTTTCGGTTGCTTACGGCAACATTGTTGGTGTTCTGATTGAAGCAATCAAAGAACTGAAAGCAGAAGTTGACGAACTGAAAAAGAATCAAAAATAAGGAAGAATCATGTCTGTATCAAAAAACTTATATGTAGATCAAGGTTCTTCTTTTATTGAATTAATTTCTGTAAGTGATTCACAAGGACAACCTCTGAATCTAAATAATTATACCACAACTTCTCAGATTAGAAAAAACTATACATCACAAACCAGTGTATATTTTGATGTGAGTATTCTAAACAACACACAAATTAAACTATACTTGGATGCTTACGCTACAGCAAATCTATCATCAGGCAAATATGTTTATGATGTGTTACTTTCTGATGACAATGGTAATGTGGAAAGAATTCAAGAAGGCACAATAATTGTTTCACCAGGAGTCACCAGATGACCGTAACTATAGATCAGTCGTTATTACACCAATCCTCATCAACAATTAAGTTGGTTCAAGGTGACACTCGACCACCATTAATCACATCATTGTCTAATGATATTATTAGCACCGAATCTGGTGTAATGGAAACAGTTCCATTAAATATTGCAAACAGCACGGTGGTGTTAAAATTAAGATCGGTAGCTAATACTGCACACATAATTGATATTGTGACCGGAACACTACTAACCGGTTATGAAATGGCCAATGGTACAGTTATAGTCACACCTCCATATGATGTTCCTGGTTCAGGTGGCCGTGTAATGTTTAACTGGAATGATGATTCACTATCTGTTGCTGGTGATATTCAAGGTGAGATTGAAATCACATATCAAGACCTAACAGTACAAACTGTTTACAACATAGTTAAGTTCAAAATAAGAGAACAGTTTTGATCAAAGGGAAATTTAGTCCTTCATTACAATCCAAAGCAAGAGCAAACACAACCTATTCTTTTGCTAAGGCCAGTATTGATTACAACGTAGTTAAAGCCGTTATCAAGTATTCCTTGGCAACGGCTTATAGTTATTTGGACGAAAAAGGCTTAAACAAATTATACAAAGATATTGTTACAAGCTTGGATTCTATTTTAATTGAAACAACTTTTAATAGAACTTTTGATGATGGTCAGAATGTAACAACCCAAACACTAATAAACACCGCAAAGGTTTTATCGGACATATTAACCAGTTCTGATAATTTTAATTACACCACAACATTCAATAGATTATTTGGCGAATCTCAATCACAACTAGATGCATCGTTTTTTAATGTAATTAAGGTGCTCGCTGACAGTGTTGTTCCTATAGAAGTAAAGAGTTTAACACTAAACAAGAATCTAAGTGATGCAGTATCCAATATAGATAACAAAACATTTTCATTTATAAAAGCACTAGTCGACCAATCTATCATAACAGATAGAGCAACACTATCTTTTACAAAAAGACCTTCTGATAGTCAATCACAATTAGATACCTTTAACCGTATAGTTTCTTACTTACGTTCACCAAATGACAATCAACCACAATCAGATACACTAAATCGAACAGTCAATTATAGTAGAAATTTTTCTGATATTGTAACCATACCAGATAGAATTGTTTCTATCTTTTTCGCAGATGAAGGCGATATTGTAGATCCTTTCAGTGTGGCCGATAGAGCTTCTTTAACTTTAGTTAAACCTTTATCTGGTGACACATATAGTGGTTTTGTAGATAGTTATAGTTCAACATTCATCACATCAAGATCAGACCAATCCTCTCCATCTGACAATTTTAGTCGTATTGCAAATTATCTAAGAAGTTTTTCTGAAACAAGACCAGTTTTGGATAGTTTTAGTCGAACAGTTACTTTTAATAGATTATTGGCAGACCTGCAAATAACCCAAGATGAGTTTGCAAGAGCGGTTCAGTATTTTCGTACATATGCCGACTCTCAAGAACAGGCAGACCAAAAAACAATTACGTTTAATGCGTTGAAACAGGATAGTTCACAACCAATTGATGACAAAACAATCTCAAGTGGTAAGATCCTATCGGACACATCTGTTTCCACAGAACAAATACAAAACATTGACTATACAACATCAAAGATTGACAACCAAGAACAAAGTGATACTAACACATATTCTTTAGATAAACTTTTAGATAATGATAATCAACTACAGTCAGACACATATTCATCAGATATACAACCAGTATATGAAGATTTTCAAGAACAAACAGACGAAACTACCAATATAGATGTACAACCTGTTTACAATGAAGAACAAAATCAAGAAGATACTGTAGATTACACTTCAGAATATAACCGAGAATATACCGATACCCAGGAACAAACCGACCAAACAACCAACATAGATACAGAAAAACAGTTGGATGTAGAGTATGTTCTGACCATTGATGTTGTCGATATTCTGTATATAATTGGTCGAGATTATGCAGATGAACAACTGGTTTCAGACACTTTTAATAGAAGTGTACAGTACGATAGAACGTATGTGGATTCATACACCTTAACGGACTTTAGTACATTTGATTATGCACTAGGAACTAGAACCGAATCTATTTACTCGGCAGACAATTTAACAACCCTACAGTATTATAAATATCTAAATGAATCACAATTACAACAAGACTCAGGTTCATCGGTAACGAGTGATTATGTAACAAATTATGGTGATTATTTTTCTGAATATTATGTTGGCGAAGTTAGAACTTTTTAAATAACAAAAAAGAGGCAAAAATGCAAACAAACGAAACAATCAAGGCAACAGGTCAACTTAACATCGTTCTGACCGATTCTGCTACAGGCGAAATTAAGTACAATACAGTTATTCCTAACCTAGTAGTTAGTGTTGGTAAGAGTTGGATTGCTTCCCGTATGAAAGACACTGGTATTCCTACTCAGATGACACATATGGCAATCGGTCAAGGCACAAACGGTACAGACACAGCTAACACAACTCTGCAATCTGAACTGGGTCGTGTTTCACTGACTACTGCTGGTGGTACAGTAACATCTAACGTTGTATCCTATGCTGCATCGTTCGGTGCTGGTACAGGTACAGGTGCTGTCACTGAAGCAGGTATTTTCAACGATGGTACTACAGGTACAATGCTTTGCCGTACAGTGTTCCCAGTTGTCAACAAAGGTGCAAACGATAGCATGTCGGTTACTTGGACAGTAACCCTTAGTTAATAACTAAGAAAAACATTGCCTCAACCCCCACCAGTGGTGGGGGAACACCTTTAGACGGACAGAGAACAGATGACTACTATTGTTACCAGACAGACGGGACCATATGCTAAAGGTTCTCCTCTAACAAATACTGAACTAGATAACAACTTTATAAATCTTAATGATTTTAAAGTGGATACGTCTGGCGGTACGATTACTGGAGATTTAACAATTGACGCTCAGGCGAATGTACATCAACGACTTGCTGTTGGTACAGGTGCTTATACTGTTCTACCTAACCTGATTTCACAGTTTACTGGCACATCGAGTATTTACTCACAGGTCAACCAACAGAATTTAAATCCATACGGAACTGGTGATTTTGTTGTAACAGCTAGTAACGGTACAGACTTGACAAACTACATTGATATGGGTATGTCAGGTTTCACTTATGCTAATACGAACTATAACTCTTGGTCTTTTGTTTGGCCGAATGATGGTTTCCTTATGGTTCAAGGTAACCCTGCACAAGATCAGGGTGGTAACCTATTCATTGGTACAGCAGGTTCTGGTTCTGTTGCTGAAATTGGTGATATTGTTTTTATACAGGGTAGTGACACACATGAAGTTGGTCGTTGGGTACTAGGTCAAGGCTTAGTTATCAGTACAAATACACCATCAGTGAGTAATTCCACAGGATCTTTAGTTGTAACTGGTGGTGTTGGTGTTAAAGGTAATGTTTGGGCTGATGCTGTACATGTTGACGGAATAGACCTAAAAGAATACACAGAAAGTACAAATACTTACTTACAGAGCATTAAGGTAAGCAAGTCCGGTGATTCTATGACTGGCGCTCTGGTCATTAGTAATACCGGAGGTAAAGGTCTTGAAGTTACAGGTAACGTAATTTTCCACAACGACATGTATGTTAGTGGTAATTTAGTTATTGGTGGTAACACAACACAAGTTTCAGCAAACTCACTAACAATTGATGACCCAATAATCTATCTAGCTAACAATTCAGTTGGCAATTCTGTTGATATGGGATTTGTTGGTCACTTCACATCAGATCATTACCAACACACAGGTTTGGTGAGAGATCATATTGATGGTAAGTGGAAGTTTTTCAGTAATGTTACTCCTGAACCAACAACCACTGTAGATTTTTCTACAGCAGTCTATGACACACTTAAAGTTGGTACAATAGAAGCATCAACAGCAAATATTGCCAATGTTAATCTATTAGAATTTGCAAACTTAGCGTTCACTAAAGCCAATACCGCATATGATACAGCAGTTTCAAAAGGTATAGTAAACACTGTTTCAGGAACAACCAGTAGAATAACCTCTACAGGATCAACAGATATAACTATTGATCTAGCAACTGTTCCTAGTGTTACAGCAGGTACATATACTTACCCACAATTACAAGTTGATGCATATGGCAGAATCGTTACGATTAGTAACCAAACGCCGGTTACATCAGTAACAAACACATCACCAATTAACGTTAGTACAACTGGTGGTGCAGTAACCGTTAGTCTAGCATCTTCTGGTGCAACTGTTGGCACTTACGGCGGCACAACAAACGTTGCAACAATTACTGTTGATACCTACGGTAGAATTACCTCTGTATCAAATACAGCGATTATTACTGGTGCAACCATTTCAGATGACACCGCAACTAATTCCGGTTACTATCCACTATTTACTACTGTCAATTCTGGTACACTGACTACTGTAAAGGTCAGTAGCAGTAAATTAACATATAATCCTTCTTCTGGTTTATTAACTTCTACGGCATTTAGTGGTTCTGGTGCAAGTCTGACCAACTTACCTGCCGGTAATCTATCAGGAACTATTCCTTCGGCAGTATTAGGAAACTCAACACACTATGTTGGTACCACAGCAATAGCATTAAATCGTTCTAGTGCTAACCAAGGTCTAACTGGCATTTCAAGTATTGCTATGCCAGGTTCTTCATCAGGAACATTGACATTACAACCAACATCAACTGCTGGCACAACAACAATTACGTTACCTGCAACAACAGGTACAGTCATTACAACAGGTGATACTGGTACTGTTACATCAACAATGATTGCAGATGGTACTATTGTTAATGGTGATATTAGTGCAGCAGCTTCAATTGCAGTTTCCAAATTAGCAGCATCAACAATTTCTGGTGTAACACTTGGTGGAAACTTAAGTGCAGTAACGTTCAATAATGCAGGTTCTGGTGCTGTATCAGGATCAACATACAATGGTTCAGCAATATTAACAGTTTCATATAATACTGTTGGTGCTTCTCCACTAGCAGGTTCATCATCATTAACGACAACAGGTACAGTCACATCAGGTACTTGGTCAGGATCATTTGGTGCTGTTTCTGGTGCCAATCTAACAAACTTAACTGCCGGTAATTTATCAGGTACTATTCCTTCGGCAGTATTAGGAAACTCCACACAATACGTTGGCACCACAGCAATAGCGTTGAATCGTTCATCAGCAGCACAAGCATTAACAGGTATCACAAGTATTGATGGTTATGCAGCTGATGTTGGTGGTGGTGCAAGTAACCAAATTCTTTATCAGACCGCTTCAAATTCTACTGATTACATCACTGCACCAACAACAGCAAACACTGTTTTGACTTGGACAGGTTCAGGTTTCTCTTGGAATGTAGCTTCTTCTGGTGGTGCATCTGGTGCAACACTTTCCGCAGCAGATGGTACATCAACATACTATATTGGTTTAAGTGCTAATACATCTGGTAATTGGACTGATGCGAGAGTAGATGCATCTAATCTATATTACAACTCCGCATCAGATACTTTATATGCAACAAATTACAACACAGCATCAGATAGAAACCTAAAAGATAATATTGCAACACTAAATAATTCTTTAGAAGTAGTAAATAAAATGAATGCTGTAGAGTTTGACTGGAAAAATACAGGCAAAAAATCATACGGTGTTATTGCACAAGAATTAGAACAAATACTACCTGAGTTAGTTGATGATACAGAAGGCAGAAAGACTGTCAATTATAACGCATTAATAGGTTTCTTAATTGGATCCGTTAAGGAGTTAAGTGAGAAGGTAGAAAAACTGGAGAAAAAATAATGGCGTTTTATATTGCGTCTGACAAGTACAATGGTTTACAAAACAATAAATTCTTGGACTCCAGTAATAATGACTTTACCATCACCCGCACAGGCAACGTAGCACAGGGTACATTCAGTCCGTTTAGTCTGGCTGATGGGCAATGGAGTAATTACTTTGATGGGACTGGGGATTACATCCAAAATACATCAAATTATTTAATTGCTAACACAACATCTACGTTTACAGCAGAAGCGTGGATTTACATGACAGCAACGCCAACTAATGATGCCTACAATATTCCTTCAATGCTTTCTGTTAATTGTGGTGGAGGAAATGATTCTGTTAACTATATGTCGTTTGGGCCAATATCAAGTTTGAAGTTAAAACTTAGATGGTTTGATGGAGGCCAAAAGGGGGCTGTTGGTTCAACAACGCTTGCGTTAAACACTTGGTATCACGTTGCTTGTTCTGTTAATAGTAACTCAATTAGTATTTATCTAAATGGTGTTGCTGAAACTCTTACCGGAGATACAACGCTTACCAACAGAAGTGGTAACGCTAATGGATTTGCTTTAGGGCAAACATATACCTATGCAAACTATTCTGGGTATATCTCTAATGCCAGAGTGGTAAGCGGAACAGCAGTTTATACTTCTAACTTCACACCGAGCACCACACCATTAACCGCAATCTCTGGCACCTCCCTACTAACCTGCCAATCCAACCGCTTCAAAGACAACAGCAGCAATAACTTCACGATCACTCGTAATGGTGACACGAAAGTAACTGCGTTCTCTCCTTTCGTGCCTAGTGCTGCCTATAGTGCAAGTACGAATGGTGGTAGTGCGTACTTTGATGGTAGTGGAGATTATCTAAGCTGTGGAACTGCAATAAACTTAGCGACAAGCGATTTTACTGCCGAGTGTTGGGTTTATAAGCCATCTTTTAGTGGAAGTTTGGAAACCATTTTTGCTGGATCAACTAATGGTTCATTTTCAATGGGTTTTTCCAATTCGACTACGTTTCAAATTAGCTTTCCTAATGTTGGGTATATAGCACAACCTACCAGTACATTTTATCCAAACACTTGGTATCATATTGCAGTAAGTAAGGCCTCAAATGTTTATAAAGTTTTTATAAACGGAATACAAATAGGCACTTCAACAACAAATACAACAAGCATAGCATCATCAAATTACAACATTGGTAATTATGTTACCTCTCAGTATTTCTTAGGATATATTGCAGATTTTAGACTTATTGTTGGATCAGCGCTATATACATCAAACTTCACTCCACCTACAGCACCCCTAACAGCCGTCTCTGGAACCAAACTACTCCTTAACTGCGTCAACGCTGGCATCTACGACAACGCTGCCAAGAACGATATTGAGACTGTTGGTAACGCACAGATCAGTACGAGTGTTAAGAAGTATGGTACTGGTAGTATGTATTTTGATGGTACTGGTGATTATTTGAAAGCTTTATGTCCAAATGGTGTTCTAAATTTTGGTAGTTCCGATTTTACAATTGAATGTTGGGTTTACCGTAATACAATAAATGAAAGACATTTTATTTGTGATAGCAGATTAAACGCATCGTCAGCAACTACACTTATGTTTAGAATTGAGACAAATAATACCGTAA